ATCGCCGCGGGGTCAATGTGACGCAGATCAATAGTACCACCCTGACCGGCGACGGGGACACGACACCGTGGGGGCCTGCGTAGGTGCATGGTTGCGGTTCCGCAGCCTCCCTGGCGGCTTGGCACCTGGGCGCATCCCGCCTGGGCGGCGGGGACATGGGGCGGCCTCCAACGGGGTGGGGGCAGCCCGAGGCTCTGGCCCGATGAGCGCCGCGAACGTCCGGTTCGGCGTGTACGTCGTCCGGCGCCACCGGTACCGGTTCCCGTCCCCGCCAGTGTCCCGCCTCGCCTTCCTCCACCGCCTCCACAGGCCATCGAGGCCTGGGGGGGTGTGGAGGCGCCTCGGCTGCAGGCACGCCTTGTCACCGATGTCTGGGTCTGCGATCACGTGCTGCTTGTGGGGCACGCGGACGCCCCACGCCTCCACAGTGAGACGGATGGGCGGGTATGGCTGATCGACGCGCTGCAGGAAACCTTGCTCGAGTGGCGGCTCCTCCAGTGAGCGGCCCCCAGGTGCAACTGGCCTTCCACCGGCTGCAACAGGCCCTGGATGTGTCGATTATCCACGGGCAAGTGATCTTGAACGTGCACAATGGCGATCTGGTGTCGATTGAGCGGATTCGGGAGTTTACCAAGGTGCCGGTGCGGAAGCCCCTTGACACATCCCCTGCGATAGACGCCTAATAGACGCACGATTTCGCGGTCCGACCGTTCACCACGAGGGCCGAGAGAGTGTTGTTTCCTACGGGAGCACTGTCTCGGCCCTCTTTTTTTGTGTACGAGCGTATGACTGACAGCGTGATTCCGTCGACGGCTGAAACCTCACTCGAGGAGTACCGCGCGTCCAAAGCCCCGGTCGAGGCGCAGCCCGTCGTGGCGGACCCGCTCACCGTGGTGATGCCGGAGGGGGACGAGCCGGCGGAGGCGCCCGAGGAGCCAGAGGCGTCCGAGACGCCGGAGACGCCCCCGGCGCCACCCCAGGCGGCGACACCCGAGGTGCCCGATCACCGCTGGAAGGATCCAGAGACCGGCGTCAAGCTCGACCTCCGGCGCCGGGATCACCGCAAGATCAAGCAGGCCCTGGAAGAGCGGGCCGAATTACGGGCCCAGCGCCAGGTTCCACCGAGGCCCGAGCCGACCGCCCCGGAGCGGCCGGCCCGTCCTCAGCTCCGGCCCCCGGTCGATCCCAAGGATCCCGAGCCGCAGCTCGACAGCTTTGCGAATGAAACAGACCCCTATGCGGCCTATGTGGCCGCCTCGGCGCGCTGGAATGCGCGTCAGGAACTCCGGCACCAACAGGCCCAGCGCGCGATCGTCGAACGCGCACAGCGGCAGACTGCGGACGTACAGCAGTGGCAATCGGCGTTTGACGCCAAACGCCCTGCGGTCAAAGCGCAGCACCCCGATTTCGACGCCGTAGAAGCTGCCCTCATGGCGGCGCTACCGACGGACGGCCGCGCCCGTCCCCTGGTCCATCGTCTCTTGACGGCTCCCAACGGTCACGAACTGACCTACTACCTCGGAACCCATCTGGACGAACTCCAGACCCTCTACGAGGCGACGACGGAGTCAGATCATCATCGGGCGATTGGCCGTGTCGAAGCGCGGGTCGAAGCGCAGACGAGCGCGCCCACACCTGCACCCTCTTCACCGCCGCCGACCCCCATGACCCCAACGGGCGGGTCCGGCACACCCACGACCTACGACATCAAGACGGCCAGTTTGGCGCAGTATCGCGCTCACAAAAAGCGGGCCTCGTAGGGTAGGGAGTTAGTATGGCGAATTCGGTCCCAACCATCGATCACGTCACGTTGGAAAGTCTCGATATCTTCGAGAACAACCTCGTGGCGCTCAAGTGCTGCAGTCGCAAAGTGGAGCCCCTCTTTGGGCAACGCGGCGCGAAGCGCGGCGATACCATTCGGATTCGGAAACCCGCGCAATTCACCGTCCGCACCGGCGATACCTGGAGTGGGCAGGACATTACGCAGGAAACGACCACGTTGGTGCTCAACCACAAGAAGGGTATCGACTTTTCCATGACGAGCGATGAGCGGAAGCTCGACATGCCGGAACTGTCCTCGCAGATTCTGAAACCGGCCATTGTGCGCTTGGCGAATCAGGTCGACGCGGACATTCTCACGGAACTCAGCCAGGCCACCTGGAACGTCGTAGGCGCAGCGGGCACCAGCCCAACCGCGTACAGCACGTATCGGGATGCCGGGGTGCGGTTGTCCAACATGACCTGTCCACGCGGACGGGGCCAGCGGCACCTCTGCATCAATGCCGAAATGGAAGGCGACATCGTGAATGCCGGACAGTTGTTTTTCGAGCGCGGCTCGAAGATTGCCCGCCAGTACGATACCGCCGAAATGGACGGCGTCTATGCGGCGGGGTTTGACTGGAAGTTCGATCAGAACGTCTACGTGCATACGGTTGGGACGTATGCGGGGACACCGCTGGTTAACGGCGCGAGCCAGTCGGGTGCGAGCCTGATCACGGATGGCTGGTCGTCCGGGGCGAGCAACCTCAATGTCGGGGATCGGTTCACGATTGCGAATGTGAACGCGGTCAACCCGGTGACGAAGGCCTCACTCGGGACGTTGCAGTTTTTCGTGGTGACCGCGGACATCAGCGACACCACGGGGGCGATGACGATCTCGATTTCCCCGTCGATTGTCGGCCCGGGGTCGGCGTTGCAGAACGTCGATGCCTTGCCAGCGGATGACGCGGCGATCACGGTGTTCGGGGCGACGGGCACGGAATACGCCCAAGGCCTCGCGTTCAACTCCGAAGCGGCCACCGTGGCGATTGTGCCGCTGGATGTGCCCGACGGGGTGAACACGGCGCGGCAGAAGTTCGACGAGAAGAGCGGCGTCGGGATTCGCTACGCCGAATGGTGGGACGGGGACGTGGATCTCTGGAAGAGTCGGTTCGACGTGCTCTACGGGATTCAATTACAGCGCGGCGAATGGGCCTGTGCTGTGGCGGGGGCGTAACATGAAGATATACACACTGGTTGCACTCCTGATCCTTGTCCTGGCGTGGTCGGCGTCGGCGCAGACGGTGGCGACCGATACCACGTTGGGGGCGAATCTCAGCGATTCCGCCACCACGATGACCGTCTCGTCGAATACCGGCTTTACCGTGGGTAACCTCGCGTATATCGATAGCGAAGTCGTGCGGATCTCCGCGATCAACGGCACCGCGATCAGCATTCAGCGAGGGGTCATGGGGACGCCGGCACGGGCGCATGACAACACCGAAGTCGTGATCACCGGGGCGGCGGGGCATTTCCAGACCCGTGACCCGGATTACGGGGAGGATTGTACCCGCGGGGCGGGACAAGCGAGCTTCTCGCCCTACATCAACGTCCTCAACGGACTGGTGTGGGTCTGTAGCGCGGGGCTGGATAGTCGATGGACCGCCTACAGCACGGTGCCGGTGACCTACAGCTCCATTCCCACCAGCTATTAGGGCTGTGGGTGAGTTGCGTCGTGGTTGGCCTCCTCTGGGGGCTGACCACGGCGGCACGCGTGCAGGTCTGGGGGGACGAAGGGGCGATCTGGGCGGAAGCCACCCGGGTCTCGCCGCAGAAACCACGTGGATGGGTCAACCTCGGGATTGCCCGTCACCAGCGTGGGGATGTGGACGGGGCGGAGGCGGCGTATCGACAGGCCGTTCGAGTCGCCTGGTCCCGGCCGCCGGATGAGCAGCGAATTGCTCGTGGGCTGGCGCTGGTGAATTGGGGCCTCCTGCGGATCGAAACGGATCTGCCGAGCGGGATGCGGATGATCCAGGCGGCACGGCTCTCCCGGGTGCGGGAGGTAGAACAGGTGGCCCGATGGTTCGACTGAGTGCCCTGCTGCTCGTGACGGGTGGGATCTATGCCCCGGTCCTGTCTGCGGGGTATGTCTACGAAGATCGCCACGCCATTCGGGCCGCTGGGCCGTGGGCGATCCCCTCTCGTGAACTCACCTATGCCTCAGTACGTGGGGATCCCGCGTGGGATCACGGGGTCAATGTCGTCCTTCA